GGCTCGCACTGCCGCTTCTGGCACGCTAACTATCACGCAGACCTGCACTTGGGTCACTTCGGCAAATCTCGAGGACTGGATCGGTATAGGCACAGCAACCGCCGCCGACGCCGCCTTCCTAACAGTGTGCGCTGCAGCTGCTTCACAATTCTGCTGGCGTCGTCGTATGGAAGCAGGCTATGTGGACTCGCTTACGACTGTCCCTTCACAAGATGTCTTCCTAGGGACGCAAATGTACGGTGGAGCCTTGTATCGCCAACGCGGATCGGTAGATCAATTCGCTTCATTCCAAAATATGGGCGTAACTCCAGTTATGGGTCTAAACGGAATGATCCGCCAGTTGCTCGGGATTGATCGCCCACAGGTCGCCTGATGCCTGTACCTAACTACACGGATCTATTTAACGAAGGCTACGACGATCTAGTTGCAAAGCTTTCAACGGTCGTCGGGCTCCAAGTAAATAACGATCCGCGCAATATCAGTCCGCCTTCCGTCTTTGTCAATATCGACTCCATAGACGGCTACAACTACAATGTCGCAAAACTTAACTTCACCTTGCAGATCATCACGCTAGGCCCGGGCAACCTTGACGCCCAAAAGAGCCTGCTCAATATCCTTGCCCAGATCTACGCCTTAAATATTGGCGTAGTCTCTGGACGCCCAACCAACCTAGACATCGGGGGCTCAACGCTTCCTGCTTATGAGCTGTCGGTCTCAACTGTCGTGCAGACTGCCTAATCCACACTCTCGGTCTCATTATGTGTCAAACTAAATCCAACACTTCCAAGGAGTAATCATCATGGCTGCAACATCCACAATTCTCAGTAATCCAAAAGTGCTCGTCGGATCCACGAACTTGACGGGCTGGTGCACATCCGCCACCGTGACCAGAACTGTAACGGCTCTGAATGACACGGTCTTCGGCAACACGTCAAACACTTTCACCGCTGGTCTTGAAGACAATGAGTGCACCTTGACTCTGTTTCTTAGCTATGCCGCTTCAGCGACTTACGCAACACTTGCACCGCTTGTCGGCACCAAATTAAATATTGTCGTAAATCCTTCGGACGCAGCAGACTCCAGCACGAATCCTGGCTTCACTCTGACAGGCACCTATCTTGAGTCTTTGCCAGTCATCTCTGCCTCGCTCGGCGAGTTGCAATCGATCGACATTACCTTCATGGGTGGCGTCTACTCGGCTGATGTCACAGCATAATTAACGGCCTTCCTTGGCCCGACGAAAGGAAACACAATGAAGATCAAACTCACGCTTACACGCGGAGACAAAAAAGAGTTACTCATCACGAACCTCTTTGCAATCTCTGAATGGGAACGCCTAGAGAATCGTCGAGTGTCTGACGGACGCGGAATCGGTGCATCAGATATGGCTTGCTGGGCATACATCATGCTCGGCATCAAAGGCGAGACACTTCCTGCTACTTGGCGCGAATGGCTCAAACAGAATCCAGATGTCGAGATCGGCGTAGAGGACTCAACAGACCCAAACCCTACGGACGCGGCTACAGGCGACAACTCGCCGAACTTGTAGTCGCGACAGGGTGGGCTCCCACTTTCTACGCTGACACCTTCGACACGCGAGACCTAAGTACCATTGTCGCAGTGCTAGAAAAACAAAACAAAAAGAGGTGACATGGCTGACGGCATTGAAACTCGGATAGAGGTCTACGGTCTTAAAGAAGCGCTTAAAGAACTGAACAAAATTGATAAGTCTCTACGGCGCGAGATCACTAAAGATTACAAAAAGATTACAGCTGGTCTGGTTGCCGATATTGAGTCCGCTATACCGCTTAATTATCCTCTGTCAGGCTGGGAACGATCTTGGTCTTTGCGCGGCTCCTATCAAGTGTTCCCTTGGCCTACCGAGCACAAAGTCAAGGCATACATCAACACCAAGCCGCCGAAAGAGTTCCGATCCAACACGGTAAACCTGACGACCTTTGCAATTAAATGGACTGGCGCGGCTGCTTCATTCTTTGACTTCTCAACAAGTAATCGCATGGGCGCCGCACTAACAGCCAAGTACGGAGATTCATCGAGAGTAGTATGGCGTCAATATGAAGCCCACAAAGAAGATCTCAACAGCGCTATGGAACAGCTAGTGGATCGCGTCGGTAAAGCCGTCGGACAGAACTTGAAAGCACAATAGTCATGGCTGTAATCCTTCCAATCATCAGCGAGTTCAACGCCAAAGGAACCCAGAAGGCGATCAAAGAGTTCCAAAAACTTGAGGGCGCTTCTGCTAAAGCACAGTTCGCTATTAAGAAAGCCGCAGTCCCGGCAGCAGCCGCGATCGCAGGCATAGCCACAGCTCTCACACTTGCCACCAAAGCGGCAATGGAAGACGAAGCCGAGCAAGCACAACTGGCGCTAACTCTGCAAAATGTTACTGACGCATCAGACGCACAAGTCAAAGCAACAGAAGATCAGATCAGCGCAATGAGTCGAGCGTCGGGTATTGCCGACACGGACTACCGCAAAGCCTTAGAAGCGCTTGTGCGAGGTACTAAAGATGTCGGCGTTGCCATGAACGACATGAACCTTGTCATGGACATCAGCACCGCTACAGGAACCGACAGCGCTACGGTCGCCGACGCATTGGCTAAGGCATACCAAGGAAACTTTAAGGCCTTGCGAACCTTGTCCCCAGAAATGGCGACGATGATTAAAGAAGGTGCAAGCCTTGAAGAAGTTATGGCTGTCCTTGGCGGTACTTTTGGTGGTGCAACGGCGGCAGCAGCGGACACGGCAGCGGGCAAGTTTGCGATCCTTAAAAATCAGTTAGACGAAACTAAAGAATCAATCGGCGCGGCATTACTCCCAGTAGTTGAAGCCGTCTTGCCGTACTTAGAAAAGTTTGCTAACTGGGCACAAGACAATCCAGAAGCGTTCTTGTTTATGGCTACCGCTATCGGTTTGGTCGCCGCTGCAATCGTGGCAACTAATATCGCTATGGCACTTAACCCGTTTAGCCTTATTGCGATCGGCGTCGGCTTGCTTGTGGCTGGTTTGGTTATTGCTTACAAGAAGTTTGAATGGTTTAGCACAGGCGTTAAGGCTGTCGTGAACGGCATCATCGGCGTATTTGAGATATGGGCGAACAGTTGGATCAAAGTCATCAACGCAATTATCAAGGGCTACAACGCGCTTCCTTTGTTGCCTGACATTGGTTTTATTAGCGAAATCAAAATCGGCAGAGTTGGCGGAGACGAAGCAACCAAAAGCGGCGGAATGAACATCCCTAAAATGGCTAACGGCGGCATCGTCACTGGCGGCGCAACTTTGGCGATAATTGGCGAAAAAGGGCCCGAAGCAGTGGTGCCCCTCAACGGTCGCAATAGCGGAATGGGCAACTACACGATTAACATCAACGGCGGTCTCGGCTCAAGTGCAGAGATCGGCACAGCTGTCGTGAACGCGATCAGAGCATTTAACAGGCAGAACGGCCCAGCGAACATTGCGGTCGCGTAATGGCAGGCGTAGCGGTAGTCGGATCAGGTAACTACGACCTCGAGATAGATACAGGATACAACTGGAACGCCTTCACGCTTGACGACGATCCGAAGGGCACGCTTGATTCCACCGATTATGTCTTAGACGGAACCGATCAGTACGCCTCGGTCATGGACGGCACGATCGGTCTTACAGCCAAACGCGGACGCGCTAACACTGGCGATCAGTTTCCTTATGGCACGATGAACTTCACCTTGAACGACACTTACGCCGACGGAGTGTTCAACCCATTCGACACAAGCAGTCCCTACTACGATCCGAACAACTCTCTGCCGGGGCTTGCACCGCTTCGCAAAGTCCGCTTCTCCCGATACGACTCGCTTGGCGTAAAGAAGTATTTGTGGGTCGGCTACATCGTGAACTTTGATTACACATTTACCCTTGGCGGTCTGGACACGGTAAGCGTCACTTGTGCAGACTTCTCTTACCAACTTGGGCAGACTTTCTTGGCTGAATGGAATGTCACAGAGCAGCTTTCAAGCGATCGTTTTGATGACCTGCTAGATCTACCAGAAGTGGATTACACAGGCACACGGAGCATTGAGACAGGTGTGGCGACCCTTGGCGGTGCAGCTGCTTGGACGGTCGCCAACGGAACCTCGGTTGCAGGGTACGCCAACAAAATCATGGAAGCCGAGCAGGGCAGAATCTTTGTAGATCGTGAAGGCACTATTACCTTCCAGAAGCGCATCGGCAATGTCCTAGGCGTACCTGTCGCCGAGTTCCACGACACAAACCCACCAACCAAGATCGGCTACTCGGCGATTGACATTGCCTTCCAAGCCGACACAGTGGTCAATCGTGCATCAGTTCAGCACGCTGGAGCCACATCGCCAGAAGTCGCCGAAGACCTGACCTCACAAGCGACCTACCTAATCCAAACCACCTCAATCACGGACTCGCTAGTTCATAACGACGCCGCAGCTCTAACACTTGCCGAGTACCTTCTTAACGCCAACCCAGAAGCACGCTTCAACTCAATTGGCACCGAGTTTCCTGGCACGCCTGCACTTGATCAAGACACACTTGCTTTACTTGATGTAGGCAGTGTTATCAATGTTGAGAAGTCAATTACCACTTCGGAAGGCCCAACCCAGTTTGCTCAAAACTTGACAGTAGAAGGTCTTGAGCATCGGCTTACTTTGTCGGCTGGGCACGCTGTCACCTATTTTACCGCACCGACTACGATCGTCTATGAGCTGATCTTGGACGACGCTGTATATGGCACACTTGACGAAGACAATGTCCTAGGATAGAAACATGACTGTAAGTACCCCAACGACCGCAGGCCAAATCCTTACTAGCGCGTATGTTAATAACAACATCAACAGCGGGCTTACTTACATTACTGGTGGTGCGCTTTCAACGGCCACCACCGATTTTGTTGGTTGTTTTTCTAGCACTTACACAAATTATCGTATTGTGATTGATCAAATAGCGTGGTCTGGAACGGCACCCATTTATTTTAGGATGCTTAGTGGCACAACACCATCGACTACTGCAGATTATTATTGGGCATATACCGGCATAAACATACTTGGTACTGCGTCAAATTCTAATGGTAACGCTCAAACCGTAGGATTTTTAGGCGCCGAAAATAACGGCGCAAACAACCTTGCTGTTGGTAGTTTGTCATTTGACATTTACGCACCTAACGCAAGCCAACGCACTTATTTTACAGGAATTGGCACCAGTGTCATTACTGACTTTGCATCAAAAACAGGCATTGCTGTTCATAATCAACTTGTCGCGTACACAGGTATAAGACTTCTAACCAACAGTGCAGTCACCATGACAGGCAATGTCAATATTTACGGATACCGAAAAGCATAAACCATGAGCAACAAACCACAAATTGTTACGCATTATGCAGACGGCACACCAAGCGAAATTCGTGACATGACACCTAAAGAAATTGCTGAACTGTCAGAGCCAACAGATGAAGCCGCGCCTTCTACTGATTAGCGTCATGCTTGCACTTGTCCTGACCGCTTGTGCTGACCGCAACCGCGAAAACTGCAACACCACTAAAGCCAACGGACTATTAGAAAGACGCTGCGGATGAACACAGACAAACGCTTAAGCAACGAACAAATCAAAGCTCGACTAATCCTGATCGTAGGAATCGGACTTACAGCATCGTTCGTCATGGCAATCGCATCACTTATCTTCGGACTGCTCTTTGTCGTGCAACCTACAGAACAGAGCCCAAATGACGCAGAAGCATGGGGAGTCCTGTCGCCGATGCTAATGACCCTCGCAGGCGGCCTAATCGGTCTACTTGCAGGCAACGGACTTAAAGACCGACCGAAAGATCCGCCAACATTATGAGCATTATCCCAGCAAACCCAAAGATCGCAAACAGTAAGCCCTACACAGGGAACTCCGACGGTGCCGCGGCAGGCCCACGAAGCGGCATGGACGAATGGATCAGGCAGGCCGTTAAATACTCCAACGGTGCTATCTGGAATAACGGCTCTTGGGGCATTCGCGACATGAAGGGAACTCCTGGCTCATTATCGGTACACGCCACAGGGCGCGCGTGGGATGCCTCGTACCGCAAGACCGACAAGTACCCAACAGCAAATCGCAAAGGTGCAGTCGCCTTTCTAAACATTGTTATCGCTAACGCGAACGCGCTCGGTCTTGAATGTGTGCTTGATTACTTCCCACAAAAGTTTGGGCGCGGCTGGCGATGCGATCGTCAAGCGTGGAGCAATTACTCCAAGCCAACACTGACAGGAAGCCCCGGGGGAGACTGGCACCATTACGAAATCTCGCCCGCTATGGCAGACTCTCCAGCCCTTGTAAAACAAGCCTTCCAGAGAGTGTTCGGCGAAATCCCCCAATAACGGATACCGATCGCCTATGGTCGAAGTACCGACGATAGGAGTGAAATCATGACCGAACCAAAAGTCTTCATCTACGAGGTAGGTCGGTGCAACCTTGAAAACGGACAAGAAATCCTTGTCCAGATATTCAGACACGAAGACACACACAAAATCATCCGCGCCCAGATCGCCTTCCGAACCTTGGCTGGCGACAGTTGGGGCGTGCCTACAGAATTGAGCTTTACACAATGAACGAAAAAACGATCAAAATCTTTGCTTGGGTAACTTTCGGACTTGCCGCCTTTGTGCTTCTCTGGGACGCTTCCAAGCCGCCTCAAGGCATGTCTAAAGTCAGTGCCTCAACCTCATATCAGACAATCCCATTGACCCCACTGCCGAGCGTAGTAACGCCCCCTGTCACTACTCTCCCAGTGACAACATGCGCGCAAGCTCTCGATCTTGCCTTCAAGGTTGGCTGGTCTGCCGATGAATCCCCAACCCTTTCTCGAGTGCTTTACCGCGAGTCACTTTGCACCGAAGACGCTTACAACAAATACGACACGAACGGCGGCTCCTACGGTCTAATGCAGATCAACGGATTCTGGTGCACCCCTTCGGCATACTGGCCTCAAGGTTGGCTACAAGCGAAAGGAATCCTGTCAGTGTGCGACGAATTGTTTGATCCGAAGATAAACCTCATCGCAGGTCTTGCGATATGGCATAATTCATCTTGGACACCTTGGAACCTTCCACAGTGACCGAACAGCAATATCCCGAAACAGGAATCACAGAGGAGACCC